GTTATACATAATGCATCGCGGACAACGAATCGATGTATTTACCGAAAAGGAATTAAAAAAGTATTTGAATCGATCAATATGGCAGCGCGCCGTTGATTGGTTTTATTTTAAAATGGATTTGTAGATATGGAATGGTATGATTTTATGAATCCGGTAAACGAGCCGGATCACGAATGCCCAGAGTGCGGAAGGCCGCAAGATTATGAGGGCCATTGTTCAAGTAATTGTTTTAACGCCTCGATGTTATGAGTTTTAAACAGAAGATAAAAATCGCTTTAGTATCCGGGTTTGCTATAATGGCGGTCCGACAATATTTATTGTTCGGCGATATATGGGGGTCAATATTTTTGTTTTTAATTTTATTATCTTTAGTTTTATCCCCAGATTGATTAGGTTTGATTTAGTTTAGTTTGATTTAGTTTGTTTTGATTTAAGAAATCGGTTTGCTTAGGCGGCCGATTTTTTTTGTAACTTGGTCCAATGGATATTAACATCGTTGGATGTGCCGCAGAGTATCGATTTGCGGTAATGGCAATGGAGAAAGGATTGAGAATCTCGATGCCTTTGTTGGATTCCTCACCTTATGATTTAATTGTTGAAACGCCAAACGGACTGCGTAAGGTGCAAATTAAATCAACCAAAACAAAAGATTCGCCAAGAGGTATAAAAATCACCTTGAAGCCCACCGGAGGTTCTTACGACTTAAACGATGTTGATTATTTTGGCATTTGGGTTAATGATTATAATGGATTTTATATTATCGCGAACACCGGCAAACAAACATCATTTCGATTTAATAAATCCGGCAAAAAATATTCAGATAATTTTAATAACTTTGGGGTTCTTGTTTAATTCTTTGTTTTCATTGTTTCTAAATGCGCTGCAATTTTATTGTGGCGCATTTTTTTTATCTTTACAAAAAATAAAATTATGGGTTTAGTTTGTTTAGTTGATTTGCAGCACAAAGGCAAGTCATATAAAAAAGGAGATGCCATTGCGGTTGATCCGGCGAAAGCATCCGTTTTTATCAATAAAGGTTGGGCCAAAGATGATGCCGATTCGATTAATGAGTTAAAGGTGGCGGCCAAAGAGGTGAAAGCAAAACGCCAAACCAAAGAGTTTAAAATTGACATAGATACAAAAGACGATGCGACAGATCAAGATTAACGCCACATTAGGATCGGAGATAATTACCGCAACAGAGGTTAAAAATTACGTTCGAATTGATACCACCGCTGATGATGCGCTGATTGCAACAATGATTACGCAAGCGCGTATCTGGGCCGAAAATTTTATTTCCAGAGATATCGTATCGAAAAACCGCACTTACTATATTGACCGAACAGATACTGGATTGTTTGATTTGCCGTTTTCACCGGTGGCGAGTATTTCTGAGATAACAATCAACAATATTATTACAACCAATTACGAGATTTTAGGGTTGGATAATGAGACAATCGAACTGGACCAAGGGTCTGCCGATCGCGTTAAAATAACTTACATCACAACCGGATTAAATGATTCTTTATTAAAGCAAGCGTTGTTGCAATTGGTTTCGACTTATTACGACAACCGCGCGGATTTTATCGTGAGCCAATCGGTGAGTGAGATACCATCGAATGTAAAAGTTGTTTTATCATCTTACAAAACGATGTTTCTTTAATGGATGCCGGAAAGTTAAATACAAGGATTGAAGTAAACCGATACACAAAGGTTGCGGATGATTTTGGCGGGTACAATAGTACAACCGCTATATTCAAGAGTATTTGGTGCTATTTAAAGCAAGTCGGAGGCGATGTAAGCGCAGAAAACGGGATGAGCCAAAGAAGGATCACCGCCGAGATTATAGCGCGTAAAAACGCCGTTGATGATGTGATCATTGGCGATACGTTTAATGTCGAAGGCCAAGCGGACCAATATAAAATAAACGATATTTATCAGAGCGATTTGGATTTTTACGTTACCATAAAAGCGACAAAAGTATTATAATGGCTCAAGGCGTTTCAATAAAGATTAACCAAAGCGATTTAGCGCAACTCAATAAAAAGTTGGCTTATCTCAAGGGTTATGATCGTAAGCAATTAAGTAGTGAGTTGGCATATACGGCATCACAGATTGCGAGGCGAGCCATAAAGAATGTTAAAAATGTTGCCAATGATACTGGAAATTTGAGTCAAAAAATAGCATACGAGGCAAGTGGGAAAACAATATCGGTTTTTGTAAATGCCAATTATGCGCCTTATGTGGAATTTGGAACCGGGGATAAGGTTGACTTGACAGATATGCAGCAATTGGGCATACCGGCTTCTTACGCAAATCAATTTAAAGGCGAGGGGTTTGTCGGCCAAAAACGCGTTAAAATTAAAAACAAATGGGTAATGGTTCAATTCCCAATTCATTTAAGGCCACGCCCGTTCTTTTTTAGTGCCGTTCGCGTGGAGTATAAAAAACTATTTGATCGCATAAGTAAGAAAATCGAAAAAAGACTAAAATAATGCTAGAGTCCATTCAATACATACGCAAAGCAATATTGCAAAGGTTAACCGGTCAAGTTTTAGTTGATGGCGTTGCAGCTCCGGTTTATGGCCGAGTGCCAAACGATGCCACATTTCCACATATCCGCGTTTATAGCGTCTCAAATAACGAGATTGACCAAAACCAACAATCGTATAATATGGAGGTTTTAACGCGCGTTGAATGCGTTACAAGGTTTGCGAGTGATGATGGCGGCGAAACGGATGTAAATTTTATGGCCTCAAAATGTTTGCAATTATTACGCACAAGGTCGGCGGAGTATTTCGATTTATCTGCCGTTGGTTTTAACGTATATACAAGCGTTAACGAAGGCATTACATATATGCAAGATGATTTATCAGACCGCACTTATTTTCGGGCGATCATTGAATTGTCAAACCGAGTGGAACAAGTGCAGTCGCTTGGCGGATTACAAAGCGAATTACAAAACAATTTACAATCATAAATTATGGCAAAAATAACTTACACATCGAAGGTGGATAATGTAACAACCGGACTACCAGAAATCAACAAGGTAACGGCGGCAAATATGAACGAAGTAAAAGCAAGCGTCAATGCGGTTTATGATACTTTGGGAGGGTTTTCGGTCTATGCAGATACGGCAACGGCGATAACGCCAATACCTTTATCGAGTGGTGTATGGGTTGATTTAACCAATGACAAATTGGGAGCCAATACATTAGACACATATAAACCAAGTTATGTTGCCGGCGATTTATGGAATACCGCAACCAATTCAATTAAATTTTCAGAGTTAGGCGTTGGCAAAGCGTTATTGGTCCGCAATGATTTTTCGGTTACTACTGGATCAGCGAACACAAGGTTGGATGCTCGGCTATATTTTCCAGATACCGGTAAGATTGTCGAGTTTAGCCACGATAACATTTCAAGCAACGGATCCAATGTCCGTTATTCCCGATCAACATTAATTTATACCACCGCAGAAACATTAACAAGCGGATGCAAAATCCAAGTGAAATGCGATAAATCCGGATCAACTTTGGTTGTTGAGGATATCGTTATCTCCGTTTTAAGTTTTTAAAAAATGACAACAATTACAGATTTGAAAATTTACGCAATCAACATAATCACATTGGCAGTTAATTTCGCCAATGTTGATCTGGCTTTAAAAATACTTTTAACTATTGTCGCAATAGGATACACCGGCAATAAGTGGTATTATATGATCCAAGAGAAAAAAAATAAATAACCGCGACTAATGGTAAGCAAAAACATTTCTTATAAGGAGGCAACGTATTCAGACACCGCCAAAAGATTAGGAATCGACAACACGCCAGATGCCGAGCAGTTTAGTAATATGATGCACGTCGCTGAGGGTATTTTTCAGCCCGTTAGAGATCATTTCGGTGTTCCGATATATATATCATCGTTTTTTAGGTCAGAGGCTTTAAATAAGGCCGTAAGAGGGTCAGCATCATCAAGCCATAAAAAAGGCGAGGCGATGGATTTGGATGCGGATGTATTCGGGGTGATAAACAACGCCGATATTTTCCATTACATAAAAGACTATTTAGAGTTTGATCAATTGATTTGGGAGTTTGGAGATGATAAAAACCCGGCTTGGGTCCACGTTAGTTTGGCAAAAAGACAAAACCGCAACCAGATATTAAAGGCGTACAAAGTAGGTGGTAAAACAAAATATGAGGTTTATGGCGGATAAAAAGAAATTTAAGGATACCAAGGTTGGGCAATTCGTATTAAGCAAGTTGCCGAATTTTGTGAGCAGCGTTTTACCGAACGATGGCGTTTTAGGGATCGTGAAAAATTTAATCGATACCGATCCGGCCATTGGTCCAGAGGAAAAAGCGCAGATGCACCGCGAATTAACGGCGTTATATGAGTTAGAGGTTGCCGATCGAGATAGTGCGCGAAAGCGAGAGGTTGAGATTGCCAAAACCGGAAGGTTTGATTTTATGTTTAATTTAACCGGGGTTATTGGACTGGGATCGTTTGCGTTTATTATTTACGCGATCGTTTATTTGACAATCCCAGAAAATAATAAAGAGGTTTGGATCCACACCATCGGGATAATCGAGGGTATTGTATTATCAATCTTTGGATATTTCTTTGGATCAGCAGTAAAACAAAATAAATAATGGCAAAAAAACAACCGCAAACCGAGAAAGCGGAAAAGCAAAAGGTAAGGCGTAAAGGAGTACACGCCAAAAGCAAGTCATCGAAATTAAAAACGAGCAAAAAATATAAAAAGGCATATCGTGGCCAAGGCAAATAGAACAAATTTTAAATTCTTATTTTTGTAAAAAATATCATTATGGGTTCAAATTTATATAATACATCAGATTTCCAAAAATTAAGTTTTGGAGACAATGGTTTGAGAGTAGTTAGCGCCGGAGAAACAACAACGCCCGGTGAAAGTTTCGGCGCGATTCAAGTTATTGACTCGGCGGTTATTTCGTGCGACATCGATGCAACTGGAGGCGATGCGTCTCTTACGAGCGTTTCGTTGTTTGCCGGCACAATTATTTATGGTAATTTTGATGATATCAGCGTTACAAGTGGTAAAATCATAGCATATTTAAGATAATATGTTTGGATTAGGATTAAGAGTTGTAAACCCGATTGCCGTTTTGGCGGTTACCGAGGACGATTATTTCGCGCAGAGGGTAGCGGCCGATGGCGGTATTATGGAGGCGTTTGGTTGCGTGATTGAGGCTATATTAGATTTGCCACAATAATATAAATGTGGGCATAAGAACACGAGGTTATTTTATTAAAAAATTAAATAATTTATTATGAGTCTTTTTGAAGATGCAAGTTTAGTAATGATCCCAAGCGGATATAAGGCAAGCAAAGTTTATAGTATAAAACCAACCAATGGTGATGGTGATTTTACATTTTCCAGAGCAAGTGCTGCGACGAGAGTTGGGCCAAGTGGTTACATCGAAAAGGAAACGCAAAATTCATTATTGCAGAGTAATGCTTTTGATACTACTTGGACTTACATTGACGTAAGTGTAACGAGTGGGCAAAGTGGTTATGATGGTAGTTCGGAT